TAAATCATATACTTCAAAATAAACGTTGCCAGCATAGGCGCTAGCAGAATATGATAACGTTAATGGTAAATTGTCAGACCTTAGATATTCAATCATTCAGCACCGCCGATATAAGATATTTCTATTTTACTATACATTGAATATGGAAAAGGGGCCGATTTCTCGGCCCCTTAACCAATATTAAATTTTTATTAGCCAGTTACGGCGTTAGCCTTAGCCATTGCAGAAAGTTCTTCAATGTTAAGACCCATGCGGACGTAAACTGTGTATTCTACGGTGTCTTTCTTTGGCTTGAACTCACGGTGAACCGTAACGTCTCTCTGGAAGCCCCAGATTCTGTTTTGGGGGAATGTGAGATCAACGTAGTGATCTGGGTATAGTGGAACTTCCATCACGGGAATACCGTAAATAGAAGTTGTCATACCAGCGGGACCACCTACGCGAGGGGGAGTGCCACGAAGGATGCCAGAAGCGATATCCTCAGGAACACCACCTGAACCAATCTGACGAAGATCCGTAAGAAGGGTTTGAACGTTCTTTGTTGAAGCATAGAACTTCAATTCGCCACGACGAGCCTTGTACTTACGACCAAGGCTGTTGTAGAGATTCTCAAAGAAGGCAATTGCAGAACCTGACTTCAGTTGACCTGCGGTGGTTGCTGCAGTGAAGAATGTGGATGCTGTGGTAACAGTTGCAGCAGTACCAAAGTGGGTACCACCAGCAGCACCGTCAGCGAGTTTGACGAAACCATCAATTGTGTATGGGTAAGTCGTACCAGCGTAGGATGCAGTTCCCTGAGCAGCAAGACCATTGATGGCAATGTCTTCAAGATCGTTACCGAATTGACCAGCCATTAGGCGGACAATGTGATCTTCAAGGGCGGAGCCTTCAATGTTATCCTCAAGTGCCTCAGTTGAGAGTTCGTAGTCCAAGCGGAACTTAGTAGTGACGATTTCAACCTTGGTGAATTGAGCACCACGGTTTGCATAGTCGATTGTGCCTGCGCCAGCATCAAAGATGTTCTCACTTGCTTGTGATGCCTTGCGGATCAAACGTGTACCGACCTGAATCTTATCGAATTCAGCGGTGTTTGAACGCATAACTTGTCTACGACCGTCATTGCCTAGGACCATCTGATCAAACACATAGTCTAGGAACTGACGGGATTGTTCTGGAAGTAGCACGCCACCGTTCTGAGTTAGTGGGTTGCTGGTCAAGTTCTCCATATCACCGCTTGAAGCGAGATCTGAGATGATTGCACCAGTACCAACGTTTACAGCGGCAGCGGCTTTATTGATAATGTCACTCATGCTTTTCTTTACACCTCTCTTTCTTATTTTAGTTAGTTAAATAATTCTGCGGAACTGAGGAAGCGTCCGCCCCATAATGATTTCTTCATTACGGGTTGCTCTGGGATACTGGATTCCAGTTCACCAGACTTCTTCATAGCCGTCTCTTCCTCTACAGACTCCACGCGGGTAGCGATTTCAGTCGCGGCGGAATTGAGATCGGATAAACTTTTTGTAACCTCTTCATACTTGGCTTGTAGTTGTCCAATTTTTTCATCGACTGCCTTAGCAAGTTCGACTACTGCACTGGAAATCTTGTCAAGTGACTCGGTATTTGTTTCAGTGGACTTGGTAATTGTCTCTTCTACGAAGGACTTAACCTCGCCAAGGGCCTTTTCCATATCGAAAACGTCAGAGGTGGTGTCCTCGGCAACTTCAGCCTCAACACCATCGGACTTAGCCATTGCAAGGGCTTCCGTAACTACGTCCTCTACAGTTTCTTCTACCTCAAACGTAACTTCTTCAGAAGCCTCGATTGCAGCCTCGGCGGTGTCAAGTTCTTCATGGCTTGTTGTATCTTCAGCCATTTCAACACCTCCTTCTCTTTTTTGTAAAGCCAAACTGTTTTCCTCTAGTTCGTCTGACTTTTCCGTTGTCAATGGGTGACCCTTTGGCAACAAATCTGTGTCATATGGTCTATTTTTGTATTTCCCTGTTCTTACCGCCTGCAAGAAAGCATTTACTCTTGCATACGCCCATTGTTCAGGTGAGTACTCATTTGATTTATTCATCATGGGGTTGCTTTTAAATGCAGCAACCCCTCTTTCAAAAACTTGACGAATGGCATCAAATGTGACACTCTTAAAAGCAACATTACCATATTTTTCATTATGCTGAGAAATTAAGGAATTTAGATGATCTTCATCCTCTGCCGCAAGTGATTTAATAACTACTTTGCTGGCTAATTTAATTTTTGTTAAGTCTGAAATATTTTTTGTTATTAGTGTATCTGTCGGACGGAATCTATTGTCTGACTCATTGTTATACACTCTTACTGCCGCCACAGTATTTTCTAATACATCGACACGACCCTTTACTAATTTAGCATTTTCTGTAAAGGCAACATAGTCTCCAGAAACAATATCTCCTGCTTCTTTCTTATACTTAATCTTTTTCTTTTTAGATGGACGGGCAATGCCACTAGGAAGGCCCTGTTGAGCATTACGATTAGGAGTTACTTCATTAGTAACAGTTTCTTTTCTTACATCCTCATCATCCATATCATCCTCTACATCATCTTCCATATCTTCATGATGCATTTTATCAAGGGAGGAGATTCTTCTAAGCGTACTCATTTTATGTCCGACGCGAGTATCTGATGCTGCCCAGCCTTCTGCACCTTTACGATAAACCCTAATAAGTACGGCTGCATCTCCTTCCTCTGCATTAATAGTAAAATCTGAATCGGGGACATTGATGGAGCCAGAACGGGCAATTCTCTCTACTTTACCTCTAGCCGTTCCACCACTTGAATTCCATGAAACAAAGTCCCCTACACTTAAAGATTCTGCTTTAATGAGAGCGTCAACAAGTTTGCCTATCTCTTGATTTTTATTAACGTCTGATGATTCTACCCAGCCAATTTCAATCATTTCTGAATTACATGCTGGGCATTTGAATGAGTCTGATTTTTCAGTTAGCGCAATTTTATCTGCGCTGCACCAGAATACATTTTCAGTAGAAAATTCAGTAGCGATGCCTGAAGTGATAACTTCATCACCAAGTTTTTGGATAGAAAGAATATTAGCAAATTGATTTGCGGGGGAATCGACTAGAGATAGTTCCATTAGTTCATATTCTTTTACGACTCTTACCCCTGGATGTTCTTCACCGTCATCCATTTTTGTTTCGTAGTCTACAATCCTGCCACCAATTGAAAAACCTGTAAGCGTACCGTCTAGAACCATTTGCCAGATGTTTTCAGCACCTTTAGAAATATATGCATCAACAAAGATGCCGCTGTACATTTTTCCAGATTGCTTATCATAGAAGGTATTCTCTCTAAATGAAACAATCTTTCCAGCAGGAATTGGTTGGTGCATTAAACGTACATTACCTCGGAAATTTTCAAATGCTTTACGAGAAGCCTCTGTTAATAAAACATCCCCCTGACGATCTACATTATCTAATGTAGCAAATCCGCTAACAATTCGACGTTCTTCATCGACTTTAGCAATAGGCATTGTAAGACGAAGACTGTCTCCGTCTACATCGAAATGCGCTTTATTAATAATCATAACAATTAAATTATATTATATTCTATCTTATTAATTCTGCTGTCTCCCATCGCCCTGTGTTGCTCTTGGAAGTTCAGCGGCGTCAGACTGGTTAGCCGACCGCTCTTGATCTCTTAATCTATTACCCGTTGCCTGTGCAGTTTGCTCCGCACGTTGCTGTGGGCCTAGAACAATTGGAGTATCGCCACTAGGAAGTGTTGACATTCCAAGACGTTCTCTTACTTCATTCGGAACAATTACTTGCATCCTCAAATATCGTTCATCAATTTTTGAGCGAGTTTCTTCATCTGTTAGGGTAAGTTCATTAAACTCAAATCTGAATGCGTCTGTTTTTTCTGCAATAATTTTGTTAATTTTCTTTTCTAGAGAATCCTGTGCTGGGCGGCAAACTTGCTCTTTAAATGTTCTATCTGCCTCTCTTGCTGCTGCAAGACCAATACCTTCTGCTGCCCCCACCTTAGATGCAGGCACGCGATGAGCCATAAGAATTTCATCCTTATTCATCTTCTTATAGTTATTAAATGATGAATCCTGAATATTAGTTTCAATGGGCTCCATCTTCATTTCTACTTTATTATCAGGGGTGTCTCCTGGGATAGGTATAACAGCAGTTCTATGGCTTTGACCCCTTAGACTACCCTGGAAAAATTCAAATAGTCTTTCTTCTGCCTGACGAGACATTTTTGCACCTTTAAGCCAGAAAATATAACGAGGAACTGCTTTATTTTCAAAATACTCAAGGTTGAATCTTGAGGCAAATTCATTGCCAGCCATAGCATTTTTGGCGGCTACAATGGCTGGAACTCCATAGTATGTGTTTGTTGGAGTGTAATTTTTAATATGAATAATTTCATTTGGTCGTGGATCAGTGGTAATAGGATTTTTTTCCTCACCCTGGAAATTACGAAAATATACGGCTTTTCCACTCACAATCTGTACAAAGCCATCGCGTAGGCGGCGGACTCGCATTGTTGGAGCGGGTATATGTCCAATATAACCAATCTCCCCAGTTGTTTTTCTACCAACTTCAATGTATCCATTTCCTGTAGTTTCAGCGTCAATATACGCTTTCATTAGGGTCATCGTAAGAGTATCATCGTCATTTCTTGTTTCTAGCCAGTCAATAATTCTACTCTTTTGACGAGCAAGATTTCTTCTTACTCTTCCTAATTCTTCTGTATCAGAGATAGATTCTATCTTTTCCATAACGTTTAAAGTTGGAACTAAATCATATCCAAGGCCAACAATATTTGCTACCTTAGCATTAATTGCTGCATAGTTTGGAGCAGAAAGTTCATAAATTTTTGCTAATGCATGTTGATTGTATAAAGGCTCCACAACATCAAACAGTCCATATCCGTACTTGTCTGGAATAATTTGTTTAGAGGATGCCCCGTCACCAGCATACATGTTGTCTTCTGCTTCTACAATAACTCCGCCAGCAGTAACTAAACCTTTGCTCATTTTTCTACGAGCAGAACGTTTAAAGTTTTGTGATAATCCATTTAAGTTAAGGATACTTTCGGCATCCTGATTGAAGTCATCTTTTTCATTTGCATTAAATGAACTTGAACCTATGGCTTTATCTAAGCCAACACTATCAATCCAGAGATCTTTTTGCTCTTGCTGCATCTCTCCACGCTCCCGTATCTCCATAAGATAGAAGGCCATTTTCCATTCTATACTTGTCTTCTTGGTATTCTTCTTCTGTTACCCGACCAATTCCAGGAATGAATACTGCTTGTCCTTCTGGCTGTCCATAATGAGCGGCGACTTTACGAATCTCCGCCATCTTTGTGATATCTCCTTTTTCAGAAGGAATATTAAGAACGTTATTATCATCATCCTTAAAAACTCCGCCTTCTGGCAGAAGCCATACATATATACCGTAATTGCTCTTATCTCTTACTACTTGTAGTCCCATGTAACAGATAGTACCATACTGAGCGTTATTTTAGTTAAAAACGTTCATCATATAGTCAATTTTTTGCCTAGCATTAGTAAAAATAAACCCTTCACTAGTTTTTATTAGGAATGAATTTTTAAATTGATTGCCAGAAATAACTTTAATAAAGTCTCCAACAGAACTACTAATTGTAATAAGTTGAGATAAGCAGAAGACGGC